AAAAAAGACCATGCCAAAAGAATGGTGACAGACGTTATTATTTTTATTCCGCGCAAGGCAGGCAAGTCAACATTTACCGCAGGCATAAGCCTGTATGAACTGCAATTTGGCGAGGCTGGTGCGGAAGTATTTACATTGGCAACCAATCGTGAACAGGCAACCATTGTGTTTGATGCCGCCAAAGGCTTTGTTGATAATATGCCAACCGAAGTTAAGAATGTGTTTGATGTTAGCAAATACGAAATTAAAAAGACTGGCGACTTGCAATCCATGTTTAAAGCCTAATCACGCGACAATAAAAAGTCAGGTGATGGTAAGAACGCCAGTTGTGCAATTGTAGATGAAGCATCGCAGATTGTTGACCGCAATACTATAGAGGTCATACATTCAGGAATGGTGGCACGCCGCAACCCATTACGCATTTACATCACAACCGCATCCTTTACGAAAGACACCAAGTTTTATGAAGATATGCAGATGTTTGAATCTATGCTGAATGGCGAGGCATCAGACAATCCGCATTGGTTTGGTTTGCTATATGGTCTTGACCCACAAGATGATTGGCGCAACCCAGCAACATGGGCAAAGGCTAATCCAATGCACGGAATTAGTATTTATCAAGACGCTATTGCCGAACGGTGCGAGCAGGCAAAACTTAAACCAGCCGCATTAAATGAATTCTTATGCAAAACTTTAAATGTATATGTTTCAGCTAACAGCGCATGGCTTGACCGCAAATATTGGGATGATAGCGTTGGCGAAAGTAAACCTGAACCTGAAGCGGTATTTATTGGATTTGACTTGGCGGCAACGCGCGACTTAAACGCAGTTTGCACTTTAAAGCGTTATAGCAATGAAGATTATCACGCAGATTTTAAGTTTTTTCTGCCTGAAGATGGTTTGGCTTTAGTGCCAACACATTACCGCGATATATTTGACCAAGCAGTTCGTTCAGGAATATTGCACATTACTGAAGGCAACGTAATGGATGACCGCGAAATAAGTGAATACATTAAAAATCAATCTTCACTTTACAATATAAAAGAAGTTGGTTACGATGCGTATAATGCCGCAAGTTTAATTGCGCGTTTACACGATGCAGGCATACCAGTTAAAAAAGTTGGGCAAGGAATGGCGGTTCTTAGCAACCCATCCAAGCACATTGAAAAGCTGGTTATGTCGCAATTCATAAGACACGATGGCAACCCATTTGTAGGTTGGCAGTTAGGCAACTGCGAAGTGTATGAAGATGTAAACGGAAATATTAAAGTGCGTAAAAACGAGGCAGATAAATCAGCAAAAGTTGATGGCATTATTGCTTTAATTATTGCTATGCACTGTTCACTTGATAATCCACTTGCATCAACTTCTTATGGCTTCCGCAGTTTATAAGGGATAAACATGGCAATATTGGACATATTCAAAAGAAAATCGCAGACAAACGCAAAAGAAAGCAACACGCTTTTTGGTCAAACTGCGCTTGGTAATAATGTCATCCGCAACGCTGGTTCTAAACAATATTCATCCGCATCACAATTATTATATGTAACCACATCCAGTTCAAATGAAGCTGGTCGTTTGGTTGATATGTCGGTGCTATCACGCAATAGCACTATCATGTCTTGCGTTGGTGTTAAGGCACGCGCCCTTGCACAATTGCCAATTAAAGTGATGGCGATGACAGATGAAGGTTCTTTAGTTGATGCCTGCCTAAGTGACAAAGTTTCTGCACGCGATAAAGCAAAAGCAAAATCAGTTCTTTCATTATTGCAAGCACCTAATAACTTCCAAAGCCAATATGAGTTTTGGTATCAGTTTTGCATGTGGCTTGATTTGTCAGGCGAAGCGTTTACTGTGCTATGGCGCAAAGACCAAGAAAACAGCCAACAAACACCATTGGAAATGTATGTGCTAGATTCAACATTAATCAGCGCAACCATTACGCCAACACGTTATCCAACATATAGACTTTCTACACCATCTTATGGCTTTAGCAAAGATGCACCATTGCAGGCGCATCAAGTTATGCACTTAAAAGAAGCGGCTTGGCAAGGTTCAGCAGGCTTCAACAAAGGCATACTTGCGGTTGAATTAGTATCACTAGACCAAGACATTGACTTATATGCAAACTTTATAATGACCAATGGCGCGAAGCCTAGTGGCATGTTTATTACTGACCAAGTCATTCCTGATACTAAATACAAAGAAATTGCCGCACGATTAAAAGAAGCGTGGTCAAGCATGACTGGTTCACGCCAAACCGACCCAAGCAAGCCTGGTCAATCAATGTTGTTAGATAATGGCATGAAGTATATGCCGATTGATATGCTTAATCTGCAAGATGCTGATTGCGCCAAGCTAAAAGAACAAACAATGAAACGCATTTGCGGTTTGTTTGGTGTGCCGCATCAAATGATTGGTGTTGGCGAAGGCAAGTTTAATAATACGCAGACCATGCTAGATGAATTTTATAAATCAACTATCTATCCAATGCTGGTAAACATTCAACAAAAATTAAAACAAAGTTTATTGCAAGGCTATCCAAACTTATGCGTTGAATTTCAAACTGATTCATTTTTAAGTGGCGCACCGCTTGACCAAATGAATTATGTGGTCGCTGGTATCAATGCTGGAATATTAACCGCAAATGAAGCGCGTGCATATTTAGGCAGGGCTGAAATATTAGGCGCAGATGAACTGAAAGATACAGGCAAACCAACCACACCAATTGCAGGCAGTTCACCGCAAGATACTGGTGGCGGTGGCAATACATCAAGCGTTGGCAAAACTGGTCAAGCAGGCAAAGCATAATGACAAAAGAAGATTTTGAAGAATTAAAATTATTATTATTGACTGTTCAGCTAAAACAAGCGGCAGATAAACGAATGAAATTGCCAGTTAAAACTAATGGCATGGTGAAAAAAGGGGTTATTATAAATGGCTAAAGATATAAAGTTTTTTTACGAAAGCAAAGTTGAATTAGGTGTTAGTGCTGACGAAGCTGAAATGTGCGGAACAATTGAAGCGGTTTTAACGACATGGGGCGCACGCGAAGGCGCAGATGGCAGACGTTTTAATTACCAATCAGCACCGTTTGAGGCATGGGCGGCTGGTTATGCTGAAGCTGGCAAACCATTACCAATGTATTTCCAACACAATGATGAATCGTTACCAGTTGGCGAATGGACTATGTTTGAATTTGACGACAAAGGCATGACAGGCAAGGGTCGTATATTTACTAATACATCAGTTGGTAAAGATTTGTACACGATTATGAAAGAATCACCCAACATGGTTGGCGGTGTTTCAGTTGGCGCATACGCAGATGAATATTGCATGGTAAACGCTAACAATGAAGTAATGAATCCGCAAGACCCTGATTATGATGAAGGCTACTTTCAAATTACCAAAGGTGGCTTGCGTGAAGTTTCAATTGTGATAAATCCAAACAACCCTGAAGCCAACATTAACAAGTTAGAAAATGTTTATCGTGCTGATGGCACAGTAAATCTTAAAGAAGTAGAATCGGTTTTGCGTGATGCAGGGCTGACAAAGTTGCACGCAACCGCCGCAACTAGCATATTCAACAAAGTAATTAAATTGCGTGATGCAAGTAATGAAACCGTTGAAACGCCACCAAGTATGAGTGAATCAGACGCGGCGGATGAAAAAGCAATTCTTGCTGAATTAAATAAGCGTGAATTGATTAAACAACTTAACAAACGAATTAGAGGAAAACATTATGTCAGTTGAAATCATTGAAAAATTAGACGCGATTGAAGCAAATAACATTGCTGAAATTGCAAAAGTAACCGAAGCTGTGACTGCAAAAGTTGATGCAGTTGAACAATCATTTATGGAAAAAGTTGCCGCTTTAGAAGCTAAAGTTGCATCAATCAATCCAGCACCATCAATCATTAAAATTGAAAAAACCATTCGTGGCGATGTAAACAAAATGGTTAAAGAACAATTAGCCAAGTTCCACAAAGAAAATGGTCGCACCGAAAAAGAATTAAAAATGTTTGAAGATGCGTCACAATATGATGCGTACATGAAAGAGGCATCTGCATTAACTGGTGGCGGTGATGGTAAAGGTGGTCGCACAGCTTATGACCCAGTATTTGTAGCTTTACGTTTGGCAAACCCATTGCGCGGTGTAGCACGCACAGTTGCAACTGATGGTTCTTCATATCAATTCCGTGTTAAAACTGGTAATGCAGGCGCACAATGGGGCTATGCTATTCAAAACAATGGCACGCCAACGACTGAAGATACAAGCATTTGGCAAATTGTTTTAAAAGATTTAAACGTACAATTCCAAATCCGTACTGCGGCTTTAGATGACATTGATGGTTTAGAAGCTAATGTAGTTGATGATATGCTAGCTGAATTTGCTCAAACAGAAGCGCAATCTATGGTTTCAAATAACGACCAATCAGGCTCAGGCACAACGGTTACAACTGGCGGTGCTGATGGCTTACGCGGTTTAAATCAGTACGGTGGCGCAAACGCAACTTATGCAGGCGGTACAACATCAACAGCGGCATTTGGCACATCAGGTACAGGTTCAGCAACAGGCTTACATTCACTTGCTACTTATGACCAATTAACCACAAACTCAAACACAGTTGGTGCGGCTAACATTACTTACAAAGATGTAATCAATTTCATCTACGCATTGCCGCAACAATATTGGACAGAATCAGCTAAGTTTATGATTAGCCCAATCTTGCTACAAGCAATTCGTGGTTTGACAGATACACAAGGTCGCCCAATTTACGTTGACGGTTTAGCGCGTACTGATGGCATCGTTGGCACATTGTTAGGCTTTGATGTTGTTGTAAATAAATACTTAGACAACCCATCGCAAGCAACAACTGCGGCGGCTGGTACTATCAGCAAATATCCAATGTTCTTTGGTGACTTTGATAAGTTCTACACAATCATTGACCGCTTAAACATGGTATTGCGCCGCTATGACCAATCTGCGCCAGGTTTTATAACCTTTTTCGGTGAAAAAAGACTGGCTACCAGCGTGCGCGACCCATTTTCGGGCGTTCGTTATCGTTCAACAGCAACTGCCGCAAACTAAGTAATTAAGGTTAGGGCGGTTGTGTATATCGCCGCCCTTTTTTTAACCTAAAGGACACCAAAAAATGAATATCGCTGAAAGAGTTTTAGAAGGGATTAAGACCGCCCTAGTTGATGGTGAATCCACCGTTAATTTAAAGTCTGTAAATGAGGCAAGCGCAATAACTGGAAGCGGTTCAGGTAAAGGTGGTCGCACCTACTTTGATGATGCGTTTGCCGCCGCACGTTATGCCAACCCATTTCGCATGGGCGCAAGACAAATAACAGTAGCAGATTCAGACGTTCAATTTGTAGCAAAAACAGGTAATGCCGCAAATGCAACTAATCCTTGGGGCTACACAGTAAACGCTAATAGCGGAACACCTAACATTAATACAAGTATATGGCAGTTGCCAGTTCGTGTTATATCAGCACAACTGCCAATTAGAAGCGCGGTTTTAAGTGACGTGAATGGATTAGAAACCGAAATTGTAGAAGATTTAGCTTTTGAATTTAGCCAACTTGAAGGTCAGTCAATGGCTTTAAATAATGACCAAACTGGAACAACAACAACTAGCACAGGCGGAACAAGTGGCTTGCGCGGAATATTTACTTATCCAACTAGCACAACTGCGGCGGCTTTTGGCACAAGCGGAACTGCTATAACTAATGGTTTGCACACAGTTTTGGCTGTGAATCAAGCGGCGGCAAGTATAGGTTACGGTGATGTGGTTGATTTAGTCAAAGCATTGCCACCACAATATTATAACTGCCCAACAACAGCTTGGCACGCACACCCAAATGTAATACATGATTTGCGTCAACTTATAGCACACGATGGTGGCGGTGGCGGAAATGCTAATAATTCACGTTTATTTATTGAAGCTGGTGACGATGATGGCGGTGCGGTTGTTAATATGTTTGGCTTTCCTGTTATCCCTAATCCATATATGGACTTCACAGGCGCAGGCAAGGTAACACTAGCTTTGGCTTGTTGGGATAGATTTTTAACTATTGCTGATGCTGAAGAAATGACCATTAAACGCTTTGACCAAACGCAAGCAGGCTTTGTGACAATGTATGCTGAAATGCGGATGGCTTCAACCATAAAAGACGTGTTTGCTGGTGTTTACTTGAAAGGCGTTTAATAATGTCTGTGAACAATGTTAGCGGTGTAGTAAATCTTCCACCAACGCGCAATCCATTTAACTATGACATGGTTGTTCAAACCAGTCGCGACTTGGCAACGGCATGGCTAACACTTGAAGAAATTACACAACAACTAAACTTGTTTGGCGATGAATCACAAGATGATTATTTAAGTGATTTAGAACTATCGGTAAGGATGCACATTGAAGATTATTTAGGTATGCCAATTTTTAATCAATCTTATACGGTTTACTATGGCGCATCTGCTTTATATGGAACGCCTTTGAGTTTAGATTTGCCTGAAGTATCGCAAGGTGGCGTGACAATTGACAGCGTTAAATATTATAACAATGCAACACCAACCGCTTTGATAACAGTTGCATCTAACACTTATTATTATGATGTGACTGGCAACAAAGTAATATTGGGTGATTTGCCAACCAATTTAAATACGGTTATGACATCACCAGTTGTTTGCAACTACACAATTATGCCAAGTATTTTGGCACAATATCCAGTTATTAAACGTGCAGGCTTGTTATTGCTTACACATTTATATAACAACAGAAGTGAAACAACGGCTGGTGCGCTTAGTAAAATACCGTTTGGGGTGGATGTATTGCTTCGCAATTACAAACCATTAGTTCTTTAATATGGCTATAGCACGCTTTGAAAATGTAAACATCAATACGCTAACATTTGGCGTTGATGCGTTTGGCGAATATACAACAACCACAACACTTTGGTTTGTTGGTCGCCCTTTGGTGTCTGAAGTTAAAAACTCGGTTGCTATTACAGAACGCTATAGGGTTTATTCTGATTTGATTAGCATGAAATTTAACTACACGCCTAATATGCAAACCATCGCAGATAAACAAAATGAATATAGCGTGACTTGGCGCGGCAATGAGTGGCGAATTACAGATGTGATTGAAAGCAATGACCGCATGACTGTGACTTTGATGTGCTACCGTTCTGACCCTGTGACGAGGGCATAAAATGACAACACAAAATAATGTTAGTAATTATGCTAAAGCAATACAAACGCAATTGGCAACAATAGCAACACCAGTTCCAGTTTATGCAAACTTTAACCGCAACTGGGCAACAGAAACAAAGTTTATAACATGGCAATTGCGTGATGTTCATCAGCCTGTTTATACTGGTATATATCAAAGCAATAAAGGTGCTGATGCGCCAACATTTCAGATTAGTGTTTTTACAACAAACATGGCAGATGGGTTTAATCTGTCAAACACGATAATACAATCGCTACATGGTTATGCTGGACAATTCGGTGGCGTGACAGGATTTCAAATTAGCAAAGCCGATGTGACATGGTTATATAATAGTTATGACAATGATATAAACTTGCATAGCGTTTTTATGGATTGCACCATTTACATTCCAACATAAGATACGATTTTTTTTAATTTTAATGAGGATTAATTATCATGGCTTTACCAAATAGAGTATTACCAGGCTTTTCAGCAACGCTATATTGCCAACCAACAGCATCACCAACACCATTAGCAACATCAGCCTTATCAACAGTTGCATCAGTTGCCGCAATTGCTGTTGTTGGAAACGTGCTACCAGTTGAAGGCATTCCAGCATTTGGCATGGATGACGCAGTAGCATCATTTGGTGTTGCTGGTTCACGTTCAGGCGATAAAATCCCTGTACAAAATGCACCAACATCAATGTCAATTACTGCCGCATGGAATCCATCTGACGCTAATTTATTATTAATGCGTGGCGATGCGTATAGCGGAACTGTTGACCGCACATTTGTTATTGCGGCAACCGATGGCGCAAATATTATTTACTATGCTTTCAATGCTCGCGTTGGCAACTTCCAAATTGATGCAAGCGTTGGTGCTGAAGCTAAATGTATGTTTACCATTCATCCGCGTGGCAACCAATTTGGTTGGTCTAACAACGTATAACAAAAGCCCTGCGGGGCTTTATTGATAGGATAAGATATGGAAATTAAATCGCAGAATGACTTGCTTGGGTTTTTAATAGCCCAAGCAGGAAGTGGGCAGAAGAATTGGTTTGGCTTTGCACAGCAACGCCTTACTGGTATTAATTTGGTTCACGAAATAGCGGCTAATCATGCAGATAAAATGTCGCCTGAAGAAGTTGTGGATTATGTTATTGCTTTAAATAACAACATTTATCAAAAGTTGATAAAGGCTGAATAATGTCAACATCTTTTGAAAT